TAATTTATTATTAGAACAATATAATTTTTGTAGAGAATCAGGTAAGGTTGGTGGCAGCTCAGTTAAATTATTAGAAGAACACCAAATATATACTATATCATTGTAATCCTTGAGTTGCTGGATTTCTTCGAATGAGTTATATGTTTTTCCAGCGTCTTCCAGAGTGTATTTGATTTTGATAGGCATGATGACTATTTAGTAATCGTAGTTTATGAAAAAAATATAAATACTTATTTCACTATCAATTTTATTCTATTCTGTCATACTAGATATTCAATTGGAACGTTAACTAACTGTGGAACTGATCCGTCCATTTGAGAAGCAACTATTTGGATATTGGCTATATATGATCGGCAAGTACACTTTTCTTCTTTTGGTTCATTGGTTGCTGGCGATACATTATATCGACATACATCACATTCAACGAACCAGTTATCTTGGTCGTTATAAGCTTTATTTTCGTCATGGGTAAGCATATATGATGGTTCCATTGCGTCGGCTTCGGCTGTGGCTGCGGCTGCGGCAGCGTCCACGGCAGCAGCTTCGTCCGATAGGTGTGCGATTTCTTGTAGAATCATTTTCTCTTCGGCTTCCCATGCTTTATTTACGACAGTTAAACAGATGGCTGCTTCTCTAGTAAAATTCAACTGACTATAAATATCAGTATTTTTCACGGTTTCCTTTCGTTTGGCGATAGGTCCTTTAATCATACTAGAAACGTCCAGGACAGTTCCTTTGCGTTTAGAACGAGAACGACCCATAATTAGAAGTTGATTGGAGTGGTGTGGTGTGGTATATTCTATATATTGATATAATAACGGAATCAATTTTTTTTATGACAATCCATTTATACTTCACAGAAAAAAATTGAATAGATAGTAATCCATATCTGGATAGAAACACACTCTAATCATGACTACTAACACAATTACCGAAAACGTCGAACGAGGATTCAATGGTATATATAGCATTAGCAAACATATATCCACCGATGAATTCACACTGGAAAAAAAGGGGGAAAATATTATGGTGCCACTTCCTGGAAGTGGTCGGCTGGTCCATTTTCCCGCTGGATATATCGGCTTTCACGAATCCAATATGTGGTTGTTTCAATTGGCGCAACTACACCTTACGACCACAACTGACGTAATTCCCAATGAGAATTTCGCATTATCGTCTATATTGAAAATTAGTCGCAGCGATGGCGATATCCATGAAGCTTTCTTTGGTATGCGACAGGGATTTCGTATTGATAGAAAACACGGTGACCTGACTGGTGGTTGCCGATTCAATCAGGATCGCACAAGCGACTCTCTTTCAGAACATTCCGAAATGTCCAAAGCTGTCGGAATAAAATCTGTTTTGGAATTAAATGGAATGGATTCAATCCAAGTGAATCTAGTTCATTCAGATATTCTTAGTGGCGAACTATTCGACACATCCTTCAAACGCGAATGCCTAATAATATTTATTAATAAACTGAATACCTGGAAAAATGGCACACTCATGCCATTCCTTGAAGAAAATAGCATCCCAGTAACTCCCTACATAGAAATTAAGGCCTTAGACATAGCATTGTAGAACTATTTTTTTTGTGAAAAAAAATTGAATGGTTTTTTGGGCCAGTGGTAGATTTACTATCAAATGCTACAATTATGGAATCTTCCACCGAATGTCTTTCCTTGGCGACAAAAGAGCTAAATAAACATGGCATTATCCTTAAACCTCACCAACGCTATGCCACCGAATGGATGGTTAATAAGGAACTCTATAAGAAACCTTATGGTGGTCTTATCACCGATGAAATGGGTCTTGGAAAGACGATAGAAGTAATCTCATTGCTTCTAGGTCGTCCTATGGACAAAACCCTTATCATAGTTCCAGCCAGTCTTATCGTGCAGTGGAAAAGTGAATTCGCTAAGTTCGCACCACAGCTGGATATATCGAGTAATAGAAGCCAATCTGTAACCTGTCCCATATTCATTACATCCTATGGTAAGGCATTCACTAATGGGAAACTATATGATATGCAGTGGGACCGCATCATACTAGACGAAGCTCACTATATTCGCAATGAAAAGTGTAAAACCTACAAGGGTCTTAATGAACTTCGCGCCACACACAAATGGTGCCTGACTGGAACTCCTGTTCAAAATAGCTTTAGTGATATCGCAAGTCTATTGGCTCTCATTGGTTTCGACTTCAACAAAAATGTCAGAATTATTTTACCGAGAGTAGCGACACACGTATTACGACGCTCCAAAACTGAAGTGGATATCGTATTACCGAGAATTACCGATAAAGTTATTGATATCCCAATTGATGGCGAGGAAAAGCGATACGAACGGGTCAATAACTATCACCCACTACACCTTGTTCGCTTACTGCGAAACCGCCAGTTTGCGATTATGCCAAAAATGGCTACTAAGAATATGAAGGACGAGCACGGCCATAAGAATCCAAAATTAAACTCTCTTATCGCATTACTCGTGGAAGATAAATCTATCGAAAAACCCATCGTGTTCTGCCATTTCCGTGAAGAGATGGCCTATCTAGAAACGAGTCTGACCGAAAAGGGAATTCTATGTGGTGTTATCCACGGTGGAATTGCGATGAACACTCGCCGACCACTCATTGATCGACACGAAACCTATCATGTTCTATTAATTCAACTTCAGGCTGGCTCAGTCGGCCTTAACCTACAAATGTTTGACACTGTATATTTCACTGGACCACACTGGAACCCGACGCACGAACAACAAGCTATAGCACGGGTTCATCGCATAGGACAGACTAAACCCGTAACTGTAAAAAAATTCATAATGGACAAAACTATTGAGAAAAGAATATTAGAAGTTCAAACCTCCAAAATTAAAAAAGCAGAAGAAATCTACGCGGGCAACGAAGATTAGGCCGATATAGCGGCGCATTCCTTACATTTCCAAACTTCCTTTATTTTTTTTTGCTGATTTTTTGAAAAATTAATGATAGGCAATTCCATATTACAAACAGAGCAACTATAATAGGTTTCTAATTCTGTGACACGAGCCGACATATCGAAGGATTTTACACCATCTATAATTAATTTTTCGGCGGCACTAATGACAGCGACCTCTTCGGTCGTTATCACCACACGTTCGGAATCAATGGCCGCAATATCTTCGGCATTCGCTATGGTCTCAATTGAAGGGCCATATGCGTAGGAGTATAGATACGCTAAGGAAACGCTACCAGCAATATACGGAATATAGAATGCCATATATTATATCTAAATAATATAAATTCTACTGATTATTTTTAAATGGAAAATAAAAATTGAATCAATTTAAATTTAAATTTAAATTTAAGAATATAATAGTGATATTAATATTAATAATAATGTCTGACTACAGTTTTATGCGCAGTGGTCAAGGTAATGGTGTTAGCCGCCAAATGGAACCAGAACAAGAAACTAATATTCTTGTATTATTGGCCATGTTTTCTAGCCGAGCAATGGAAAATGCTGCCAAATATGTAGAATATTGTGGTCGTAATGGGGTTACAGCCAAAGATGTAGTTTATGGAATGCGGTATGAAGTCTTTGAATTTACAAATAATCCTAATAATCAACAGGATGCTGCCGAAATTGAAGGGGAATTAGATGCGATTGAAGATGATGAAGATAGTGATTGGGAGGATCTAGATGATATTATAGTTCCAGATGATGAAATTGAACCATACCGCCGTATCGATAGCACATTAATAAATGATACTAATAGAGATTTCGTTATAAAGATGCATAAATATTATGATGAATGGAATGACTGGGTCCCCGACACACCATTGTCAAAAATTCTAAAACGGTCTATAGATAAAGCGAACAACGTATTCTAAATAAAATTATATTATTTTTTTTATTATATTTACACCCTTGAAGATTTAAAATGAGATAATAATTCACTATTTACAACAAATTTATTAGTCATTAATTTAGAATCAACTATAAATAATTCTTTATTATTATCACCTAATATGAAAAAAAATTATAAAATTGAATTTTTATATTTAAAGGTTAATTAATAAATAATTAATTAATATGTCAATGTCAGTATCAGTATCAGGTTTTAGGTATGGAAATGGAAATGGAGGAGCATCTTATGGTGGCTCTGGTGGAGGTAACAGAGGTACATCAGGTAATGGTGGTGGAAGCGGGTATGGATGTAATCATTCTGGATATCCTCGCAATATTTCGCTAGGTGGACACATTAAAAATCAACATGCATCTTTTTGTCCAGATAAGCGTACACAAATAAGTGGAGGAGACCTTAGGAATATGACTGGGCATGAAAATAGATCAGTAGATGTAAGTGGTAAAGTCCATATGGAATATAATCAAGATAGAGACCAAAAATGGGAATGGACACCCTACAAATTTGAACATAAGGCATGGGATTCCACCCAAACTATGCACTTTAAAATACATTTTAATGAAGCAATTAATATTATGTATGATAACACAAGTGGATTTGTGAGCCCGGGTAAGGGACTTCGCTCTGATTTTCCTCAATATTATTTAATTGATAGAATTCATAACAATACTAGAGAAGAGTTTCGTGAATACGCAAAACAATTTCAAGATCCAAATTCCGGTATGGAACCCGATAACTAATCCAAGCTTTTCTAAATTGCGCTTCGCATAATTTCAAAACCTTAACCAAAAAAAAATATTTTAGCCAAAAAAGTATACTTTAAGGGGTTAAAGGGAGGCAAAGGCCTTTGATATCCCCCTATTTAAATTAACTAATTTCATTATTTTTTCCCTCTTAATACTTTGCGGATTATTTAAAAATGTCTCATTTTAAATCTTCAAGGGTGTAAATTTAAATTAAATTTAAATTAAAATTAAATTTAAATTTGACTTTACATTTATTTAAAGCTGTATAGCATTATTACATCTACATTCATTATCATAATATGGCGTCCAACACATTCACGAAAACTATGCGAACAGCAGCAAATATAGTTCAAGGAGAAAATGGTGAAAATAAATTAGCGACATCTGGCTCTCCAAGAGTAGATGCGTTTACACTATTACTTCAAACATCAATGGATACTACAGTTAGAGAATCTATTAATAGTATAGTGCGTGAAGCAGAAGAAGCCGCATGTTGCGTAGGGCATTTGTGTCAACGAGGTTACCGAGGAGAGGCCGCAGCAGAAGCCGCAACAGAGGCAGCGGACATTATTGAAGATCTATTTGTCTTGGCATTCCATAAGCGGGGTACTAGTAAAAAAAATAGAGATGGCGAACTCATATCTGATGGTGAAGGATTTCGCAAACTGTTCTATATATATATTCTAGAACTCTATAATTTATATCCAAAAGCCGTAATTTCCCTTGCCAAATCGGGGATATTTTCCCTATATGGCTACTGGAAGGATTACCTAAATATTTGGGCCATGATTAACGAAATGGGAATGACCGACATGGAACGTTATACGAAATATAATGACCTCATTGTCGTCTTTCGCAAAGCGATACTAACTCAACGTTCATGGGATACCAAGGCACTTCGGCAGTATTGCACAGAACATGAATTCAATTATCGCGATTTTTCTGAACAAAACAATAAAGCATTCACCAACGTATTTATTCCTGCTATGGCGGCAGATAAAGGCCCGGGTGGATTAAATAATCTAGAGCTTTCCTATGTCGGCAAGTTCTGTGTTCGCGAATCGTCCAGCGTCAACAATTCGTGTTTCTGGTATACATCGAGCGAGACTTCCCTCGAACGTGAATCGCACATTTCCTATATGCTACGTTATCTCCTGTATCGCAATGTCGATGGAGTGAAAATTCCATTCCCAGATAACAAGTCTGTGCCCTTTGGTGCCAAGAAAGCCTGGCGACAAGAAAATGCTCGTCTAAATATAGTTCTAGATGTTCCCGAAGTTAAATTTTGCTCTGGGCGATGGAGCGACCTAGATATTGTGAAAATCCCATCGGTTTGCCTCCATCGCAATACCAAGGGTCTATTAAATGAACAGCGTAAACAAATTCCTGAAGGTGACGATGAAGATGTCACTGGAAACCGCTATCCTGAACTGCAAGACCGCGTAGATTGTCGCACACATTTTATTTATCACACTGTTAATGGTGGTAAAATTAACGCGTCGGCATTGCTACCTAATCAAATTATAGGCGATATCACATCACCTATTTCTACCACAAATAAAATGATTAACCAGGCCAAATGGGATGAATTGCTAAAGATTACACGAGAGAAAATGGAGTCAGCAAAAACCGAAGCATCATCGGCGTCATCATTAGCCGCTGGCCGCATCCTATGCTGTTGTGATACATCTAGTTCAATGACATTTGTAAATAAATCACCGAACCGCCCTATCGATGTGGCCATTGCTTTAACCGCATTTTGTTCGCAATTGGCCGCGAAACCGTATCGTGATCTCGCAATGACTTTTGATGCCAAACCATCTATCCTAAACTTGGAAAAATATACATCTTATTACGAACGTGCCCAAGCAATAAATGCATCTGCTTGGGCGATGAATACAAATTATGCGGCGCTACACGAAACCCTATTACATCTATGTGTCAGCAATAAAGTTCCGACTGAGGAACTACCGGTTCTTGTGATTTTCACCGATGGAGAATTTGACACTATGGTAACTTTTAATGGACAGTCATTTGATACCGCACACGACAAGGTAGTACAGATGTGGTTAGCCGCAGGTTATCCCGCCCCACCAACTATCTGCTACTGGAATCTCGCAGCAGAACGCAATGGTGTTCAGGCCCAATCATCGCGACGAGGCGTATTCTTCCTCCAAGGACCATCGCCATCTAATATTAAATATGTTATCTATGGCGAAGAAGCAAATATGGATGATGAAACGGATGATGCCGCGTCCGATGCCGCGTCAGCGGTTACTCCAATGATGATATTCCGCAAGGCGATGGACCAACCATATTTCAACCCTATTAGAGATATTCTACGCAAATCATTTAAAGCCTAATGGGGTGAAATGTATAGAAGTATGAATTATTATGATTGCGAATTCGATGAATATGAACATAATAAGTCCATCATATATGAACACGATAAGTCCATCATATATGAACACGATACATTTCTAATGCATCTATACATATATATATTGATGATAATTGGCTATTATTTTTTATATATTCACATTACATTTTTAGAAACAACTATTCAGGAACTATCTATTAATATGAATGAGGTCTTATCCAGCAAGAGAAAGGAAACGGGAAAGGAAAAGGAAAAGAGAAAGGGATGGTTAATACGTGATGATCTAAGCGATAGCGATGACCTAGCCTATGAACAACAAATGGCGGATGTTATTCATTCCAACTTATAGGTAAATTATAGGTACATGATTTATAGGTTACAGCTTTATACAGCAGATATATATATAATGTTCCGCGTATCGCGGCAGTAATATAAATCTTCTGATTAGAATTAGAATTAGAATTATTATTATTATAATAATAATTATAACCAATCATTCCGCATAGGATTATTATAGCGAGAATAGTCGCATTTATTCTTTTTGCTTTTGTTTGTATATCGGTCGGTGGAATATTCAATGTTCCATCCTTTTCTACATTTTCATATTCTGTATTTCTATGTAGTATAAATAATACTAATAGCAATATAAAAAGCCATCCATATCCAAACCGATCTTGGCTAATAACGCGAATGTCATTGACATCTAACAATAATAAGATAGTGAATATACCAAGGTAGATATATTTGTAACTTGCACAGCGTTTTTCTGGAGATTGATTCAATAGTTTTATATTAACGACGAATAGTAATACTGTCAGCCATATAATACCATATTTCTGTAATAG